CTTTACGGCTGGGTTATTAACAACGATCGTCCTGCTGTAAAAAGCGAGCTGACGATTGACAATCTTACTGAGCTACAAAAAATTACTACAAACGTAGAAGTTAGCGATAACTTTCTCGATGTATTTAGCGAGACGATGGACATTCTTGAGTCTCGTGGTCTAAGTATTTCTGATCGTCGTCGCGTTCAAATCCTTAAATTTCTTAGAGGTTGGGCTGTTGTTCAGGGCGAAGATACTGTACACCCAGAGTATCTCCACTCAACACTACATCATATTGTTTACCAAACACCTGAAGATATTACGACGATCAAAGAAGTTGTAGATCAGTGTGTGCCCACAGCGGAGAAGTTCTTTCGTTCAGTACAGAAGGCTTCGAACGGAGTAATGAGTGAGTTTAATTCGTATCGATCTAAACACATGGATTCTCTCTCAGATGTAAACGCTCATGTAGCGAAGCTTAAAGAGCTGCATAATGATATGAGAGCTATTGCTGAAAGAGCAGAACGTGCTCTAGATGATGGAAACATGAAGCTGACAGCAGCAATGCGACTAAAAGCAACTAAAGTTTGCCAAGAAGTGAATCATAATCTTGATCAAATTTCTGAAAACATTTCTCGTTATTCCAAATGAATACCACGACTGAAATTATCCGCCTAGCAGAATCGGAGCCTTTAGTTCTAACTGTCTCAGCACTGACTGACTTTCTGTGGCCTGAGTTTGTTAGAGAGACAAAACCTCAAGTTCAGTACTTGAGCGATAGGTTTGACATTCGTCAACTCAGTCGATTCGGTAAGGAAGTATTTGAGTTTCTGTATACCGGCGGAGACGTAACACCAATCGTATCGTTCGATGACATTGAACAATACTTTCGACAAAAGCAGGACGGTCAAAAGTCCGCAGATGCCGAAAGGTTACAAACCAGAAAACGGATTATGGAACATGGTGTTAGACGATATTGTCAATAGCCCTGTGTACCATCAACTTTAATTACACTGTGTCTGGGTTAGTCACTTTTAACTCAGGTAACAATGCTGTTTGTATCCTTAACGAACTCAGCTCTGTCATGGAACAAATGCTTGAGACTAATCAAGCTGTACTAAGCGCATTAACTAGCAAGGCGCAACAACTCACAGACATTCGATCCAAGTTTGTTTAAGGCTATGAAGTCTGGGGACACACAGACAGCAGCAGAGTTGCGTCAACAAGGAAAAGAACTCGGCGAGGAAATTGAGAATGCCTTAAGAAATGTGCATCAGGAGTACAAGCCGGAGATCGACAAGTCAATTGAAAAAGACCAAAGAAGAAGCTTCAAACATCGAAGAAGCTATGAGTGCTTTGGCTGGTGATAATAAAGGGATCGGAGTCAAACTAACCAACATTCGAGAAAAGAATGAACTAGCTCGTAAACTTAAAAACAATAAACGACTCTTAGCTTTTGCTCGGAGATTAGGTGCTTTGAAAAAAGCATGGTCACAACGTAAACGAGCTAAAAAGCATTCGTCTTCTTACAGCGACATTGTTGGCGCGGTCATGTCTGATCAAGTAACCAAAGCATTTCCCTCAGAGATCGCTTTAGCTGCCACAGCGTCGGGTCGTGCATTGTTTGCACTCAAATACTCAGAACGTACACTATTAACAAAAGATTACGAAGCAAAGACCAAAGAGTTGGCTCGGGGACCTGTGGTGATGTATATCGATATCTCAGGTTCTATGTCGGGTGAATCTGAGTTGTGGTCGAAAGCAATTGCTTACGTTATCGCAGAAGAGTGTGCTAAAGACAACCGCGAACTGCAAGTGCATTTATTTGATACCAGCATTGACAAAAGCATAACTATTAAACCAGGTTGCTCTGACTTCTCTGATTTACTCAGATTTATCTTGGAGTGGTTTACCCACGGTGGGACTTCTTTTGATCAGGTTATGAAACACGCTTACGCCCGTGCTGACATAAACCCTAAAGCCGATGTACTTTTAATTACAGACGGTGAATGCGAAGTAACAGATGCTGCGGTGCGTAAATTCAATATGTTTAAGAACGAACAAAGCTTAGACGTTCATGCGTTCTGTATCGGTAAAAAAGCTATGTCACTCAAGAAATTCTGTGACGATGTTCAACTTATCGACACGTCAGAAGATGCTGACTCATCGGAACTATTCCAAAAGGCAATCGCCTGACTTTGTATTAATTTGTAGGTGTCTCAACGACACCTACATGCCAACACTTAAACAGGACATAGAAATTATCAGAGGGATAAGCGATAAATACAAAACAACCGAAGTAAAACTAGAGTTGAAACATTGGCTAGCTTCGTGCTTTACACACAAACAAACAAATATAAATAGACAAACACACTATAAACATTTAGTTATTACATTCATAGCACTCGAAGGTAGAGACTTTATTAATGTGTCAGTTTTTGATACAAACAATAATCAGTATTTTGATGATAGGTCGATTTTGCTCAAGCCCTATATATTAAAAAATTTTGGAGTAGAGTCGTTCGATAAACTTCACCAGAGCACTAAGTGCACTGTGTGCGATGTATGGCAGATGGTGGAAGAAGTTGAAGTCGAGATATTGGATTGTTTTAGGCTGTTGACCATTGCGGAATATTCCCTATAGTTGGCAAGCCAGAGTCTTTAACAATGAAGCTCAATTTTCAACTTCATGGTGTCGACCTTCAAGAGGCCGAAGCCAAATCACTTCTCAAAGTCCAAGAAGAAATCCCCTGCGATCACGATCGACCTGGCGACAGTCTTAGATCGTGACGTTCTCGATGCAAAAAAGCTTTTTAATCTGAGCATTGAAAAGCAGCGGCCAGAGCTAGCCACACTTGCGGCAAAGCTTGCGATCCAGAAACCTTTAGCAAGGTGAACACCAGGAAACCTGCTAAAGAACGTGTAGCGATCCCGGATCTAGCTGTCGAGCCTATCTCTCTCGACGAAGCGCTGGAAAAGCTTTGTGGCGACAAAAACCTGATGACTGCAGGAGCTGCAATGGTTCTCAGCAGTCTGGCAGAAAAGAACAACCGAACTATGCGTGAGATTGCTGTCGAGCAAGTGAATAAAATGTGGCGCAACGACGTGAACGTGCGCTCGACCATATTTAACGGTTTCACGAAGATTAACGGTGTGTTTGCACCGTTTATTGGTAGGGCAGGTAAAGGTGTTGTCACTTACCACAGCTCGCCTCTTTACAATTCTCTGCGAGAGGGGTCTGCCTTCCTTGTCAAGTCTGGGTTTGCTGTCGCTACAGGAGAAGTCAGTTTTGGGTCTGAAAATAAAAAATTGACCGGAAGCGAGACTCTTCTAAGGCGAGTTGTGTATCGGTTTAAGCTTACAGAGCACGGCTCTGTGCTCGCGGACACATGGGCTGACGTCGATCAAGCGATCTTTAATTATTGGAACGATCGACTCAACTGATCTAAAAACCAGTAAACTCTATGGACCGCAACTAAAGCGGTCCTTTTTTATTGCCATGAAAGTCTCTTACATCACAACAAGGTCAGAACTGGAAACAGCTTTAGCAGAACTGTGGTTGCTGCCAAAACTTTGCGTAGATACAGAAACCACGGGTCTCGATGCTCGTGTTTGTGACGTTCGTTTAATTCAGTTGTGCACCACTCAAGAAGAAGTTGATGACAGAATTATTTACGTCATCGATTGCTTCAAGTGCAAAGACTTGGCTGGTTTAAAAGAGCTGCTTGAATCACGTGAAATGCTTCTATTTCACAACGCTAACTTTGATATTCAGTTCTTACTAGAACTAAACATCGATTTTAAAAACAAAATTTTTGATACTTTTATTGCTGAACGCTGCCTTATGGCAGGCGCGAAAGAAAAGAAAATTAGCCCAAATACTAAAAAAGTATTCTTTGGCGACGTTAGTTGCTCGCTTAAAGCCGTTGTAGCTAGGAGGTTAGAGGTAGAAATTTCTAAAGAACAACAGGTATCAGATTGGAGTAAAGACGATCTTGATTTAGAGCAGATCGAATACGCCGCAAAAGACGTAGACATTCTTCCCTAAGATTGCCCGCTCTTCAACTGGCAGAATTAGTAACAGAAAAATTTACTAGAAGTTTACACTCTGGAGAGTAAAGTTATACGGCCAGTGGCACTAATGTGTCACTATGGGTTTAATATAGATGTTAATAAAATAAAAGTTTTGAGAGCAAGAAAACAGCAAGAACTTGACACGGCTACTAGATTGTTCTGTGAGTCTCTTGACAGACGTCTTCCTGATGAAAAGAAACTTCCCAGACGAGCCGACGGAGTTATTGCAATCGGAAAGAATGCAAAGAAGGAATTTTAATCCTGGGTCAAATATGCAGTGCATCCGATACTTCAATGAGATCGGCACTGATTTACCAGTTGATGCAGGAACAGGAAAACAAACTCTGTCTCAAGTAGCTCTCTCTGAGTTTGATAGTACAGATGAAACCCTCAACCTATTACGAAAACGAACCAAGCTCGAAACAGCTCTCGGGCATGTTGACAAGATTATTGATAACATTAACCCTTTTTCTGACCGTATCCACAGCGGTTATAACTCGTATGGGGCCAATAGTGGAAGATTCACAAGCTCCGGATCTAAAAGAGTTACTGGAAAGAAAAAGAGAGAAACCTGGGGAATCAACATCCAACAAGTGCCCCGAGATAAAGAGTTCAGGGAGTGCTTCATTCCGACACCAGGATTTAAATTTGTAATAGCTGATTATTCTCAGATAGAACTGCGGTTAGGGGCTGAGCTCATAGGTATACCGCAGATGATTGAGGCTTTTAAAAACGGTCAAGATTTACATTCGTTGACCGCTAGTTTGATCTACCACGTAGGCATAGACGAGGTGGAAAAGTCTCAGCGTCAGATGGGCAAGACTCTGAATTTTGCCCTTCTTTACGGTATGGGTTTTAGAAAATACAAAACTTACAGCGCTCAGTCGGGAAACATAATCACGCTTTCAGAGGCAAAAACAGCTCACGCCGCATTCCATCGCGCCTACCCAAGGTTGCGTGAGTGGCATCGCGAGAGGAGTTCAATGGTCGAGGATGGTTGGACATATGTTCGTACTCCCATAGGACGGCGCAGGTTGCTTAGTTACGATGACGCGACTATGTCCGCTTGTGCGAACACCTTGATTCAAGGGGCGGGTGCTGACATTTTAAAACTGGCTATAGCAAAGCTGGGGAATTATGTGTCTGATGAGTTTCGACCCATTGCCACGGTGCACGACGAACTGATTTTCGAGGCTATCGAAGACAAAGCAGAGATCTATTAAAACACACTTGAGACTCAAATGAGAGAAGCTGCGGAGTCCGTACTTAAGGAAGTTCCTGTAAAGTGCGATGCTGGTATCGCTGAAAGCTGGGCTGAAAAGTAATGTTCACTGCATGGTTCCCCTCCGCAGAAGGAAAAGACGTATTCACCGCAAAAACAGACAGCGGCTACGTGGGTTGTGTACGTACAAATGAATGTCTCGTGATGACCGTAGATTTTTTTGAGAAACCTTTAGCAGCAGCTAACGCTGCAAGAAAACTAAAAAAACAGATCAACACCAACTCTTCACTGACAACTGTGCAGACAAAGAAAACTAAAAAACAAATAAAATTTAAGCAAAAAGCTAAAACGCCGTTAAAGTTAACAGGCAGGCTTTACACAACTGAACAAGCAGAAGCTATGCCTCTCTTGAGATTCCAAGAGGTTTGGGTCATCACACATGGTGATGAGTTCGTTTCTGATTGTCTTAATGTCGAAAAAAAGCGTTTAGTTTCTTTTACGAAAGACAGAGAAAAAGCAAAACGTTTTAAAGATCACGAAGACGCGAAAAGAGTTATGAGGACACTCAAAAGTGTTGTCGGACCTGGATTTGACTTACTTAGATATTTTATTCGCGTAGACTAAACGAGACGAATTTGTTTAATTTATGGCCACGCGGTACGCAGGGGACTACTTCGGTCTTAGTATGGGCGACATGAACGACTCAGACAGCTCAAAGTTGATGAGTTATTTCCCTGCGTTACGGAGCACTTACAGTAAGAAAAAACAAGAAGACGGTAGTCCAGTTCTTTTCGGCGGTGTGTCAGGCGTAAAGCCTTTCGGTGGGTTTAAACCTAACTTAGGGTCGTTTGCACCTAGGGAAACCAATGAAAAAATGCAAACAGGTGTATTTGGTGGTTCTAAACCGGGTGAATTTTAAGTATATTAAATTATAGGCAAAGTTACTTTTTAAAATGACTTCCTCGCGTCGTTATACTGCTCCTGTAATCGATCAGTTTAGGCAAGCTGGTTCTCGACTAGGCTTAGATTTAGCTGGTTTATTTGAAGAAGACGATAACGGTCAACTTGGCTTAGGTGGGTTTGTGCCCCAGATGCGTACATCCAGCACATCACGTGGGCGCGGATACGGCTTGACTATGAAGCCGCAACAAAAAGATCCTGTGACCACGGAGTTTTGCTCTGACGCCGGACAAAGGCGCGTCAATGGCGCTCCCGACCCAACAAGAACCAGCAGAAGAACCAAAGGCAGAAGAACCAAAGGCAGAACCCGCTAAGCAACTGTACGTACCTCACTCAGTTACGTATAGCACTGACTACATGGGTAACTTGTCCTCTCAAGAAGCTGTTGGTAAAGCTAACCAACTCTTAGCAAGAGCATTAGGACCTGAATACGTAGGCACACAAGAGACCTACAACAAATTATTTGAGCCTTTATATAAAAATTTACAGACTGGTGACGACTACGGAACGGATATAGCAAAGTTCTACGAAACCGCTCGCGCAGAGGGCTTTGAACCATATTCGAAAACTCAAACGGACATTAGTGCTCCCGCATCACAAGGTGCATCCGCTTACGAACAATTTGTAAACACTAGATTCGGTGAGAACTTCTACGATCCTGCTGATTTTGGAAGGAGAATACTTGAAGGTAAAGCATTCTACAGACCCGGCGAGGAACAGACTAACTTGACAGCTATCGGTCAAGTTCAGAATCGTATTGAAGCTGGTGAAGGTTCTTTCTGGGGTAAAGATAAGCCTTACGAAAGCGGATACCGTGCAGCTTCGTTCGTGAACAAAAGTGATCCCTTTAAGATGTTCTTCGAGAACTATTTAGCGGGTACGCAAGCTGATCCAGAGCAATTCAAGAAGGCAGCATCTACTCCCTCGGCCACGGTTCCTCCTAGCGCTGGTTTACAAGCAAGCCTACAAGCCGATCCGAACAGGTTTGCTGACTACGATTTTGCGTCTCAAGGAGAGGCTGGCTTTGGTATGAAAGATGTTAAATACTTATTAGGTGAAGGTGCCTCATATAATCAATTAAAAGAGATCGCTAAACGTGCTCCCGGCGGACAGATCGGTGACGTTGCAAGGCAACTCTTAGATCTTTGATGCTTGTCGAAAAGTATAAATTAACTTTAATCTCAAAAAAGCAAACAACCTTACTTTGTCTAAAAGCATTTGATGCTGCCCACGCTCAGGCACAAGCGCTTGACATTGCCAGAAGTTTGTGTGCAGATAAATTTGAGCTTGGTTACGGAGCGTGTAAGGAAGACAACTTAAGCAACCTTTACATAAAATTAGCTTTTAATGACTTTACTCATGGCGAATGTTATGAGTGGCGTGGATCAGTAACTAACAAAGTACCGTCTGTTTACGCACTATCAAAGCGATTTTATGTTCGTCCATTAATTCTAAGTTATTTGGATATAAGTAAAGACAAAACAGTCAAGAATACGTGTCACAACCCCAAATGTGTAAATCCGTACCATAACCTATACTTAAACGAAAAAAACTCAAAATTGGGTGGCGGAGACTTGAAAATGCTATTAGCATTCCGAAGCCAAGGCGTAAGCGTTCCGCAAATCGCCAAGGCTCTAAACGTACATCGCTCAACGGTCTACCGCTTACTCAAAAATGAACGTGTTCCTATTGGGGATCAGGATCACAGAAACTGCAATCCACGAAGACGGTAAAGTCAACGTAATTGCAGAGTCTCTTCCTGCTTCAAACAAACGAGTTGCTACTAAAGTGCAACTCATTCAAAAGTCAGACCATTACGTCGGAAAACTTCTAGACCAACTAGAAGAAAAGGAAGAAGTCTTGGCGATTGGTCCAACCAAGGCCACGCCAGATGGAGTAATCCAAATGCAACCGATGTTGATTGTTACTCGGGATAACTTCACAGATATCCTCGCAATTAACACCTTCATGGCTTGCGGTGGTCTTGGACCTAAGCAAGAGGAAGCAGAAGTTGGCGATTCAACGGTAACTAATCGTTCTATTGCCTGGCAAACCCCTGACGACAAAGAAACCAACTGGTTCAAACTTACAGCCTGGAACGAACATTCAAAACAACTCTCAGAGCTGCCAAACGGAACACCGACGATTGCGGTCGGTCGGGTAAGCACAAGCGAAAAAGACGAAAAGCAGTACCTTAATTACTCGGTAGACCAGATTCTCTATCTACCGAAGGGCACGAAGTCCGCGCCCAAAAAAGCAGCAGATCCCGAAAAAGGTCAAGTGGCTGCAGCGGCTCTAGGTTCAATTAATTTCTCGCTCTGATTCTTCACCATGGTTTTTATCGCTGGACAATTTGCGGCTGATGAGATTCTTTGTCAAGTCCCGCCTCACACGCTACGGATCGATCTTCAACAACGTCGCTGGAAATCCGATACAGATCCGGATTCGGCAATCACCGACTCCAATGACAACGGCATCCCTATCGAGTTTGTACTGCTCGGGTTTACTCCCTTCTACGGCAACCTCGGTATGCGAAACCACGAGGAGTTCATTCGCATTGCTTACATTGGTGTTTCTCCTTCACACCGTTTGCTTCCTCCTCGCTGTGTTGCAACCAGTATTGTCTCTGGTAAAAGCAGCCAGAAGAACTTTATTTCGTACTTCCAGACTCTCTACAACAACCGAATTAATGTTGCGGAGGTAGTGACGGCAACTAAGTTTGTGCAAAAAAGTTTTACACAAACTGATCCCACAACGGGTGCTGACACTGGGAAAATTAATTACAACGTTCTAGAGTTCTCGGATCGGCCAGTTAAAGGTGAAGACGAAAAAGACGCTCATCGAAGATATTGGAACGTGGCTCGCTGCTGATGGAGGAGACCTGGTATCGGCTGCACTACGTTCTCATATCTCCGGTGCGAATTTGGTTGAGTTACCTTTGGGATCAGATCACGTCGAGATCAAAGCAGCTTTTGATGAAGCACATCCGAAGCTAGAAGGTTCCAAACCAGAGGGCTTAGCAGCCCTCCCAGCGGGCGCAGGAGACCCGAAAGCTGCCCCACCGGAACCTTCAAAGGATAAGCCTAAGGAACTTACCCAAGAACAAAAGGACGCTCTCAAAGCAGCCGGTTTGGAGATCTAAACTGGTAGCGGAAGGGCAAACCTGCCGCATGGGTCGCTTCGGCGGCCCTTTTTTAATCTTTTAAAAGCTCCGAGAGAGGAGGTAATTCAAAGCCGTTAACAGTAACAGTCAAGGCTAATTTTGAAAAGAGTTTTGACTTAATAACGTAATTCGCATGGACAAGATCTAAAATCTCTAACAACTCATCCTTATCCGAAACTTGTTTTGCTTTCTGCATGAACTTATGATGGTAGAACTCCTGTTCTAAAGACATATATCCTCTCAGTTTTTCTAAAAGTCCTTCTGCGTCCATGGATTTCTACCGAGTCCCGAACAATATCTTCAATCCTATTTCCGATCGAGGGTTATGCGACGGTCGGATAGTACTTCCTATCGACGCTAAAGGTGAGCTAAAAGATCAATTAGAAAGTGCTGGATATACAGACATAATAAGAGCAAAACGATACTTGCGATCATTTAGATATAAAATGGTAGGAAAGCGCTGCCTGAGTTTGACTGGACAATCGCTATAACGCAAGGGTTTAAAAAACAACCTCGAATGGATCTTAGAGCCTGGTTACGAGCTGGCTAACAAAGGTCTCATAGTTTTAGATCGAATAACTTTCTTAGAGCCCACGAGGGCTCGTTCAGACTTCTTAAAATCAAAACCTTTATCAAATATGATTGTTTTAAATCCTAGACCTGAGTTTCGTGCGGACCAGAGAAAATCAAAAGACTCTGTGACTTCTGCGTGGTTTGTGTACGACAAAACCAAAAATCAGACTATCGGGACAAACATTTATTTCGATGTAAGCTGGCAGCGACCAAAATCTTTTTTTAAAAAATGAGAGGCCGCCTGCAGTTGTTGCTCACGCAGTACGTAGACGCGCAGCAACAAACAAACAGAATGCTTGAAAAGATAGCAGCTCTCATGGTCAGCAACCAATTACTGCAGGAGTGTATAGACCACGAGGGTAAACCACGGTTGCCAGATGAAATAGCTGAGCTTGTCGCGGACTCATTTTCGGCTGGTCTGTGTCTTTTAAACGAGCTTGAACAACGAAACAAAGATTTTGATTATCAAAAACGAGAGTTTTTTATAGAGGATACTGAGAGTGATGACGATCAAGACGAAGATGACAATAAACAAAGCTTGGGATCGTTCTAATATAAATACAAGCGAGTTAAAATTTTGGACACCAGAAAAACTATAAATGGTTTAAGGCATTACAGGTGTCCTGGAGTGCCTGATTACTTGCCGTCAGTAACTTCAATTCTTAGCGCAACGCAATCAGCTAAAACTCAACAGAAACTAGCGCACTGGAACATAATGAATCCAGGAGCAGCAGATGCGGCTGCTGAAAAGAGGAACATGGATACATAACAGTGTTGAAAATCATTTAAGAGGATTGAAAGTAGTACCTCCAGAAAGGTACGCACCATACTGGGAAGGTGTGCCGGAGTGCGTTGATTCTCTTTTTAGACGGTGGTCGAGTGCTTTGGTCGGAAAGGCCATTCAACCAACCACGTTGGTCTAGATACGTAGGGGAAGACGGTGTGGGTCGTATTTTTTATTTATGATCCTGACTCTAAACATGGATACGCAGGCTGTTGTGATCTCATTTACATGGACAACAACGCCGAAATAATCCTTGCAGATTTCAAGACAAGTTCGGGTCCATACAGTGCGAGATTTCCTAATAAAAATTCAAACATAGACGAAAAAACAAAGAAAGCTCTTATCTCTGGAGTATTTAAAACTAAGAAAACTCGATTACAATTAGCTGCTTATAAGCTCGCTGCCGAAGCATGTTTGGGAATTAAAATTAACAAAACCCAAATTATTGTGAGTACTGCTATTAAGGAGTACCAAACACAAGTATTCACGTTTGGGGAAACTGAGGTAGAAAAAGACGAGATTGCGTGGCTGCAGCTTGTCGATAAATTCTTTACCGAGGTGCGTCCAGCACAAGCCGCTTGATCATGAGGATTTTGCAAAGCTTGCGCCAAAACCAAGACACCAGCGGATAGCTGAGGCATAATGTTGTCACTACAGAGCACTCCATGAAATTCTCTTGTTCAATCAACGAAAAAGTCGTCAGTGCTCTTGATAAAAATAGCGGAAAGATAGAAGCTGGAGGTAATTTTGCTGCGTTTAATACCGGTTGGAAGTCTGAAAACATAAATGCAGAACAAATCGCTAATCAAGTAGCGCAAAGAAAAGGTTTATGTGCGTGGCATCTTGTTGACGGTAAAAGAGAAAAGAACAGCACCGACCCTATTGTTGCAGGTTTAATAATTATTGATATAGACAACCAAGCGGACGGTAAAGATCAAGATGGTAACAAAATTCAAAAACAAGAATTAACTTGGGAGCAAGCTAAAGAACTAGAAGTATGTAAAAAATATTTATCGTTAGCCTACAATTCTCCATCTAATACGAATGGATGGCCTCGTTTTAGATTAGTTTTTGGTTTAGAGAAAGATATTATTGACGCTGATTTTTATCAAATGGTTCCGTCAGAGCTATTGCTAAAGACATTCCCGGATCAGACAAACGAGCTACCACGGCTGTCAATTTATTTTATGGCGCGAAAACTGGAAAGGACATTCTGTGTATAACAGATAAGTTCATACCGGTTAGCAAGATAGAAGAAGCTCAAAAAGTATATGCAGCACTTCCTGCTGAAGATAAGGGAGAAAAATTCAATGTTACCGAGGCTCTAAGCAACATAAACATAGAAGATCAAGGTGTTGAAATACGTAGTTTATTGTCCAGGTCTGTAAAAGACATTCTCGATGGAAAGCCTGTTGATGATAGGAGCGCTGCTGTAACAAGAGCTGTAAAGGAGATATTGGGTTGGGTCAACTGGCTTAGAGCAAAGGACATAGCCTCGTGCGTATCACCCTTGACAGTAGCACATAATGCGTTCTATGCTGTGTATGACTATCCCCCGGAGGTAGATGGTAAGTTCACCCGAATCGTTGAGAGCATCCGTGATGTTGAAGCAATCCAGCCGTCTATCGTCATGGCTTCTGAGCACGACGAGGTTGCGGCATGGAAGAGACTAAAAGCGATAGATCTAAATGTTTTCAACAACGTTGCTACTGAAGAAGTAAAAGAATCTATCAAGAAAACAAAACCTCAACCGAAAAATTCAATTTTAAATTTTGAAGACTTTTCAGTAGACACTCAGACAACTACAAAAACAACAACAGAATCAATGACAACACCCACCACACCAGCTCAGCTAGTTAACTTGCAAAATGCACAACAACAACAAAGAGCTTTTGCTGAGAATGACGTTGCAGACATAATTTCAACTAATCAAGGAGATAATTATCTTTATGACAGCACTCATGACAATTTTTATACTTACGACGACGATAAAGGCGTATGGTATGTGCAAGATGAAATGCACGTCAAAACGTCGAATTGTAAACGCTTTAGATACTTTTGTAACCGCTGGAGTTCTCCCTAAGTATCAATCGTCAACCGTTAACAGCGTATATGCCATGCTGCAAGCGAAAATGCTTAAAGTCTTTAGATGGAGGCAGGGTAAGCATTTTTAGTAAAGGTAAAAGATACATTCCGTTTGCAAACGGCGCACTAAACAGCGAAACTTTTGAGTTCACACCAGGTAAAAACAAAGAGCTTTATTTCCGTAGCCGTCTTATGTACGAATGGGATAAAGATGGCAAATGTCCAAAGTTTCTCGCGTGGATGGATGACTCTTTAAGAAAAGGTCAAAGTCGATTAATTCAAGCGTTTGCTAGAGCGTTGTTGACCGGGTATACATCGGGCGAACGCTTTTTGCATTTGGTTGGCCCTGGTGGCACGGGGTAAAATCAACCATGCAGCAATTAATGATTGCTCTAGCGGGGTTTTAACAGCACTCATACATCGAGTCTGGAGATTATCGAGACAAACAAATTTGAAAGCTACAACTTGATCGGTAAAAGACTTTTACTGCTGACAGATGAATCTAACTACAACAAGCGGATGGACGTGCTCAAAAAACTTACATCCGCTTCAGATACTTTGCGAGCAGAACGAAAGTACGGTAAAGAAATTATTAGTTTCAAGCCTGAGTGTCTTGTCTGCATAGCGAGCAACGAACACATAAGCTCGAATGACTCCACAAGCGGTCTGGAGCGACGTCGCTTGACGATCGTTATGGATAAGGTTGTACCACCAAGCCAGCGTAGGGAGCTGCTCAGCGTTTACGGAGACAGGCTCGAAGGTGAGTTCGTTGAAGAACTACCTGGAATAGTTGCTTGGGCTCTGTCGATGACTTTTGAAGAGATGAGAGATGTTTTAGCTAATCCGGTCAAACACGCTCCATCGCTGGCTAGGACAAACATCGACGCTCTTGTATTCAATAATCAGTATGTTGCGTGGTTAGCAGATTGTTGTCTTTATGCTCCCAACACAGCGACAGTTGTAGGTAGAGGTGCAGCAAGACCAAGCACCGACGAATCAGAGAAAGGTATGTTTGTTAAGAACGCATATTCAGAACTTTATGCAAGTTATGCAAACTTCTGTAAGGCTTGCGGTTATAAACCAGCAGCTAAACCTCGATTCGTAGAGCGCACTATGGAAACTCTATGCAACATCTTAAAGCTACCCAATTGCAAAACTACCACTAAAAATGGTTTACCGGCTATAAAAGGTTTACGACTGAAGCCTTTTGATCTAACATCCGATCGCGCCTCTCACGGCCCAGATAGACTCCCGAACCCAGTGGAGTTTGCACAGGAACCTGACTTTTCTAAGTGGGAAAACAATTTCAACAAACACGATGCCAACACCTAAATCCTTTCCTCTAACGATTCTCGTAGGAGGAGCCGCAGCCGTTGCCACAGCGATCACTGCACCTCAGTTTGTAGGGGGCGCCGCTGGCGTTTATCGGAGGGACGTTAGCAGGTATCTCGATCTCCGATAAAAAGAAACTCCGTCGCGATGAAGGCAAAGACGTAGCGAACAGGGTCAGCGGAGCTTTCAGTGCTCTTTATGAAAAAAACCGTGGTTTAGTTGACCCAGTAGAGCTAGCTTTTGTCGCTAACGTCAGTATTGACCAGACCCACGGGTTCTTAACTGCTTTAGCGGAAAGCACGGGAGCGACTAAAGTAACGACCAATCAAGGTGTCAACGTTGCTTTTAACTTCCCTCACACAGCAAACGCTTTAGAAGAACTTTCTAAAAACGCTCAGAACTGGGCGCAGAGCCAGATCGCTCAACTGAGTCAGCAGTTAGAATTGCATCAACAAGCGCTTCGTGCAGCTCAACTCGCTCAAGCTGCGGGTCCCAGGCAACAAGTGCGGCAAGCTAACGAAGACGTCTGGCAGCAATGAGTGAACCCGTCATTGAAATGACACCTGATCAAACAATGTATCGGGTGTCACTCAAAGAAGACGGGTTTGAAGCCACCAGTTACGTCTCAAGTATGCACTTGGTTGACGAAAAGGTGAAATACCTCCGACACAAAATCAAGGAGGAAGCCAGAAAAGCCTACCTAAAAAACTTCGATGACATCTGAACAGCCTGATATCGACGAGCGCTTCGAAGAACTCTCGGAAGAAGAAAAAGAGCTACTAGATCAAGCTCTCAAAAATCTGATGGGTTTTATCGAGGAAGAGACTTCCTTAGGTTTATGGGAAGAAGAAGCTCAAGAAGACTGAGCCAAAAACTTCCAGCCCTTAAAGTGCGGAATCAGGGTTATCACTATCTGTAGCTGCGTTAATGGCGGCTTTAACGACTGTAGGAATTTCAAGTCCGAAGTATCAAGGCAACTTGCTGAGCAATCTTGCGGTGTTCTAGCTGAGTATCCTCTTGGGCTCGAAGTCCAACATAGTGGACCCAAGAACGAATAGTGCCTTGCATGTGCATAAGTGTAGGTGTATACAGAGGTAAGATATTCCTTGCACATTCTTGTGCCACACCGGCCTCAAGCATATCGGCATACAAATCATGTATTTCTACATCAAGATTTGTAATACGAGTGCGGAAATCCCTCATAAGCTCATGGTCAATCGGCTTGGTACTCGACTGTCGATTCTTTTCTGACTGCTCCCTTAACTCAAACCCATCAGGGTGGTCATGAATATCACCAATAATTTCAAAGGGATTGCAATACCTTTGAGAAAGCTCTTGAAAGGAGAAAGATCGGTGACGCAGGATTTGAGCAGAAATAGCCCTAGATGTAAGAATTTGAAAACTGGCGTTAGCTTGCTCCAGGATCGACCAATGACCGTGTCTAATGCAGTAAAGAGAGGAGGCGAGCATACTCCTCTCGATCCGGATTTGAAGTCGAAACGCGAGCGTGTCGAGCTATAACTTTTTCTGCGTCAGGAGTGATCCAATCAAGCTTGACTGTGTGCATTATGCTTCCACGGTTCGGACAAGCTTAACTCAACTCTTGGGAAAAGTCTGTTGATAACGCAGTCGAGCCGTTATCTCAGCAGGATTACTAACAGCCCGAATCATATCTGCAGGACCCATGCCAAGAGCAACCCCAGCCATCCTGAAAGGCTCTACTCGATCACTTCTTACCATTAGGAGCACCCCGGAAAGCTTGTTCTTGTTAAGATAAATTCGTCTAAACGCCCTGTAATCTTGCGGCAGTGGGAGAGACTCTTGTGTTTTTACGTTATAGAAATTTTGTTCAGGTAACAAAGTAAGAGCCTGAACATTTAAACGCATGGATGGATCAAACTTATTAGTTTCTTGGCTTAAGTACTGAGCTTCGGGCATATCCACAGCGCGTTCCGGGAGAGGCATACCGCGATGCTGATAACCAGCAGGACCAGTCACCTGAGCTGAAGGAGTGATGTTGCCTTCTCCGTAAGTAGCTGGGGGAACCGGAGTACGAGCATATTCTCCGTGATCGATATTGTACTGAGCAAAAACTCGATTAACGTCATCGAGATAAGCCTGACGCCGAGAAGAAATACTAATTTCGTCATTCATATACGCACTCGGGTTAGCCATAGGCATACCCAAAGGTTTAAGAGCAGGCATGGGGCCTAAACCGCCAGGACGCTGTAAGAAGTTTTGCTGTTCCATGCTCTTATTTTAACTCCTATTTTTTACTGCGATTAGTAGAAGCATCAATAACTCTTAGGTTGCTAGGGCTATTGTCATGGGGATTACCATTTTTGTGGTCTACATCTTTGCCGTCTCCCTTATGAGCGCGTCCATTGCGTTCCATATACCTTCTAGCTTTATTTCTAGCTGCTCTCTTTTTTTTTACGCGCTCAGTGCCGTCATAGTTCTCATATTCACGTTTATAATCGCGCTCGTAAGCCATGAGAATCTACGCTTTTACTTAGTTTAAGTTATTAAACACGAGATCCCCAGAAAATATCTCTGATTGACTTATCTAGACAGCAAACTTGTTAACGAGCTTTATTTCCAGCCGCACGACGTTTCTTCTGACGTTCTGTACCGCCGTGCTCACGATATTCCTTTTCGTAATCACGATCGCTCATATAACCAGTTTAAATAAAATATTGATCACGAGCAAATTCAGCAGATTTTTGTTTGAAATCTTCCCATAAACCAGTTAACAGGCCATCAGTACGACCCGATTTTTTATACAAAACTTCCATAAAAAGAGCTTTTTGATTCTCTTTTTCAACATCCCAATTAT